AAGTCGATGGTCAACCCTTCAAGATTAATACCCGCTTCTTCTGCCAGCTCTCTTACATGATCTTCGTCACGCGCAATTGCGTGATAAAGTACAGTTTCATAATGATTCTCTTCGTAGATATTGTATGAGTTCATAATCTTATATTTTATAACATTGAAAATTGCTTGTTTCTTAATTCAAAAACACGTACCTTTGCACCGCATATCAGAAATGATATTAGTCGCCTTCGGGCGTGGATTGAAACGACATTAAAAATGTCATTGTGACTTAAATCACAATTCAACATTTAGGGTAGCGATTTTTTCGCTGCCCTATTTTTGTTTATAGTTACCAAATTATAGTATCTCAGGCGTATTGTCCCGCCATCTAGAACCATCCGGCCACATACCTCCACGGGCGATGCTTATATAGTTGTCACCCTCTTTGATGAGCACGGACCAACTACATTCATTTCCGGCAAAGCGGTTAGCTTCCGCAATATGCCTAATATCTTTTATTAACACCGATTTGTTAGTACCTGTAATCGGTTCCATAAGACTCGTGCCGTTATTGGCCTTAAAGTTCGCAAAATACGTTCTCATTGCTTAATGCCGCTTATCCGTTGCCGCCGGTTCTATTGTTATTTTGATGATGCAAAGATAAGCGTTTATTTTTTATACTGCAAAATATTACAGTAGGAAAATTCATAATGACTGCGTTTTTTAACATTTAGAGTAGTCTATACCTACTTCCTGGCGTCATACATTGCAGCCATATACACCCATATCTTGCCTTGCGGAGCGTCCTCGTCGGCAAAGTAAAACCTATGGGCACCCTTGAGGATCTGAGCATCATCACAGACCATACACATATCGGCATAAAACGAGTTAAACGCGACATACTTATCCCACTTGGTTGTACCCGAAGGGAAAGACATTCCCCTTACAGCTTCCTCTATCTGATCGGCGGTCCAATGGGCACCGGTTCTTTTCTCGCCGGACGGTCCTGTATAACGTATACCCTCTACATCCATTTCGGCAAAATTCCTGTCGTAGTGGTTGCCATACAGTATGGAGTGCTGCTTGCGCATAAACCGCCAGTATTCGTCCGGATGCTCATCCCTGAGGATACACAGCATATCACTCAATGTGTCCACGCTCTGCCACATTGCCTTGTCGGAGGCTACACCGTTAGCCTTGGCATCCCTAATCATATCCTTATATTCCATGTCGTTAATATTATATATTATCAATCTGTTTTGTTTTCTCTGGACACTTCTGTCTTTTTGATAGGCAAAAAGAAGTCTTTTGGTATATCAAATTGTCACAGCAAACGTTTGTTTTTGCTTTCAATATGTCATTCCATCATCAGCTTCTTAAGCTCTATCAGGTCGGCATCTGTTATCCTGATAGCCCCTGTATTGCCAAACAGGATATTCGATACCGGATTATCGGGGAGAGCAATGCGGATATTCCCCTTACCTATAGTTCCACGGATAAAACCTTTCCCGAACGGCATCTCATCCATCTCGCGAAACATTACTATGAGGTCATTAAACAGCATATCCGCATCAATGTTGCCGTTTTCGTCACACAAAAACAAAGAGGCATTGTCAATCATTGTATTCAGGTTGTCTCTTTCTTTGGCTATATAGTTTTTTGCACCCCTCTTCAGGTATACCGAAGCGACCTTCAGCTTCGGGTTAGCCTCAACCAGCGTGTCAATCCTATCATCAACCCACAACAACAGCGAATCAGCCATCTTGTCCTTAATCTCTGTTATACTTTTCTTTGCTTCCATCATTTTTTTGATTTAGATTGAGGTTTTCCATTCTTCCAGTCGATGAACTCCTGCCATGTCATATCACTATGTTCCGTCACGTACTCCCGGAACAAGGCATCACGCCTGGCGGTCTCTTCCTTGGCTGTTTTCGATGTCCGCCTTACGAATGATAGCTGCTGCTCCAATATAGCCTTACCTTCGGCAGACGCTTCTATCCTGCCCTTGACCAACAGAAGCAGTTCGGCATTAACCATCTCCTGTATAGCCATGCTGTTATCGTAATATTCCTTGTTATTGCTCAGAATGCCGCGTTCCTGATCGTTGAGAGATGAGACAATACGGTCTATCTCATCCCAAACAGGAGTTGCGGTATGCTGTACGGGCTGCGTCTTGGGAAACTGCTGCAAAGCCTGTAACTTCTGCTGGTACATCTCATTTTCCTGCGCCAACTGTTCCAGGTTACGCCCGGATGTAAGTAGAGGGTCATTTTCAAACATATTCATTATTTTTTTGTCAGTGGTTAATAAAGAAAGTGGTATGCCCCCGAAGGGACTTACCACTAACGCTTCTTACGTCTTACGCGCTTGGTGCGGTTGACTGCGGGCGGCAGTTGCATCCGTAAGGATTCGCCCCTTCCAGCACGCTGACTGTCGGGGTTGAAGGCAAACCCACCACACCATAGATTGCACGGCATGTCTTGCGGTCCGTATAGCACATGCTTTCCTTCAGGACGCTATCCATGCCCATCTGAATGATCTTGTTCTGGTACAGGTTGGCAACTTCCATTCCGTATACCTTCTTGTCCAGCTCACAGAACTTGGCGGAGTAACGTTCATTGAGTGTGTCGTAAAGGTCACGCTGTCCCTTGTACAAGCCGAATGCGGCTGTATTCAGCTTGTCATTCATGTTATCATAGAGGTCACGGGAAACCTTGTAATTTCCGAAGTCACCGTCTACCTGTGACTTGTAGAGCTGCCATTTTTCGTTAATGTCTATCTCGCGATGTGCGTACATCTGTTCCTGAGTGTTGACTTTAAGCCCCCAAATGGTATTGGTTAAACTCAAAGCTTCCTCACATCCCTTCTCCCACGCCTGGAATGCCGTAGGAGCCACGCCCGAACGTCCGGCAATGGCATCGCTGACCGTATTGATGTTTACGTTTTCCGGCATACCGCCACCGCCAAAAATGCGACCTCCGCGACCCCATAATGCGGCTGCACCCAGAGCCGTACCGATAATACCGGTAGTCAATGCTGCGTTACCCACGCCCTTAGAAGCATATTCCTTACGATCTTCGCCATGGACATACTCCTTTTCTTTGATTACTTGTTTTACTTCTGCTTCCATATAACTTGTATTTTGTATTGCAGCCCTTCGTTGGGCTACATGCAAAGAAAGCCATAATTCAGCGGCAAATGAAATACTTGCTTGCAATATACTTGCTGATTACTTGCCAATTGCTTGCCACAATCCACTTGCTTAATTTTGCCCTGTTGGAGCGGATATAAGATACACCCTGCCTGGTCCTGTGTATGACCCTGCCAATTTCCTCATCGGTCATCATCTTGGATAACGCCATTACAAGGAGGTATCGGGCATCGGCACACTCTTCGCGGTTGCTATGCAATATGTCAGCCTCATCAATACCTGTAACATCACATACCGTAATTATGACATCCTGATATAATTCCTCTATTCTCATCGATACTTTTTTTAAAAATTGGAAAACAAAACACCCAAAACCTTGTTACAACTTAAGAAAGCCGTAAACAATGCCTTGGGTGTTTATCTCCTGTCGACTGTCAATCATTAAGGAGGACGGCTTTCTTTTCATTCTAAGCCGTAAAAGAACTGCTTTTGTTATTACTACGCTTCTACTCGTAGTATTGCGAGAATAATTCCCGATATGATTTTTTACTTCATTTCACCCTCCCTTCGATAAAGATTAATGATTCCGTCACGGCCAATACCGGTTATCTTCCTATGGTAAATTATACGTCCGCTGTCCAGCTCTTCCTGCTTGATTTCAAACCACGCCAAATTCGCATAACCGGCACAAGGAACCCATGTCCCATTTACCTTATACTGTACTTTCTCACTCTCTAGCCATCTGTTCAATTCAGCAGCCGAACGCATACCTATTTCTTTTGCGACTTCCGTAGCCGTATAGGTTTTGTTCGTATGAGTCAGGATGGCTATATGCTGCTCTGCATCCCTTCTCTTGGATTGTTCATCCTTGAGTTGCATTGCCAAACGTATAATGGTATCCGGATTGCTCAATACCTCTTCTATCTTGTCGGGTGCAAGATAGCCGCCATGTTTGCGGATAGAAGGAAGGACTTCGCCACATACCCAATCCTGGAAAGGTTCGGCTTGTGGCTTGTCTGAGCGCATAATCGTTTTATAGAGGTTCTTTTCGCTTATATATATAAGCTGCTGTACACCCCCATTTGTAGGGGTGTCAATCAAACTTACACCCTTTGCATCTAACCTCTGTTTGGTCATACCTGTATGTAAATCAAGTATTCTACAAATATCCGCAAGGCAGAATAACGGTTCTTCACCGGTTCCGGCTACTCTCACTTCGCCAAAAACCTCATTCTTGAAAATCTGAATATCGTCCATATTATACATTTTACCAAATTCTATAACTTAATCCAACCACGACAGCCGGTGATAGCCCATCCTTGCCAAATCCATAGCCGGCAGTGATTGACATACCCCATCTACGAGGTTTTATCTTCATGACATGATGGATATCATTAGTAACCGTGACAGTCTTAGGATATACCTTCAAACTGTCCAAGTTCGGGTTATAGCCACTGACATAAGCCGTATAGTTACTGTCCCGGTATATCTTCTGCTCGACAGGGAGCACCGTATCACCTACATGGATAGTATCGCCCGTGTGCCAGCAAATCAAAGGAGTAGGAAGGTAGTAGGGGACCGTATCCCTTCTTACCACAAGGCTTGAACTGAATACCGTATCCGTTCTTGCCTCTATAACTGCTTCGGGGGATGGCTTTGCGAACCATCCTAAACCGAAAGCGAGTACAATCAGTAATATGTAAGGAAGCCATTTCATTTCAACTTGTTTTTAGCTTGAACCCTGCCAAGCTATTCTATACAATTTCAATTGTAATGCTTTCTCCCCCTCTCTGCGCATCCTCTATCAGCACATTGAGCTTATCGGAGGTATATCGGGATTCGGTCAATCGCCCGACTTCCGTATTCCTTCCGACAAGTATGCAGCCGGCAGAATCATCGGCAGTATTCCCCGGATGTATCAAGATGCCTTCAAAGGCAGGGACGTTAAGCAATCGTGGCAGGTTTCTGCCAAACTTGGGAGACCAGTTATATACTACCTTATATTCTCCGTAAGGGATGGCGGTTTTGCCATATACCTTCTTTTCATTGCTCAAATCGCGGACGGTGTCTTCCAGTGTGTTGCAAAAAAACTTCCCGTCTACGAACAGTCTGCCCACCGTATAAGCGGGTTTCTTCCATAATCTTTCTACTCTTAATTTCATATTATATATTTTTATATTAAATAATTTATGTATATTTGCGACAGTATTTAATTATACTGCTTTTCATAAAGATATGACGATAACTATGCCGGTATAGCGATACCGGCTTTTTTATTCCTTCTTTTCCTCTTTCTTTGATTCAAACAATATCTGTGCAGCCAATTTTGCGATATCTTCCTTGTTTTCAATTATCACACTCATTGTCTTTTCTGC